GTCATAGTCATAATTTCGCGCTTCAAGAGATGAAGAGAAAGATGAAAAGAAATAAGACAGAAAGTAGAAGAAGGAAAAGAAGAAACAAGGCACAACGTCTGGCCGGCACAAGGCCAACCGAAACGTGGCGCCCTGTTAAAGACACTATCGTATCCAAACTAGAAGAAAGGATACGACAGAAAGAATTATTAATAGAAAGAGTAAGAAAATCAGAAGAAAATCTAAAAGACGAGGACGGAGAATATATATATGATTGGGTCCTCGAAGAAGAAATAAAAGATTTAAAGGAATATATAAATATAAGAATAAGAAATTCCAAACGCCCTACTTTTGTTCCTAGGTTGAAGGATAAACCAACCACCCAAGTTTTAAGCAGAACGTGGAATATTGAAGAAACTAAATCCACTTCTCCACTGCAGAAGATGATCCCTGGACGTCACACTTCCAAATCGATATCGGATCATGCACAAGTGTCAACGGTACGACCTCAAAATGGTCGGGTTTACGTTCGTCGATCGGCTTCACGCAAGAATCGAAGACAAGAAACGGGCCCAAGTGAAAACGTACTTCTCGTAAGAAGTGCGAGATCACAGGCTCCCGATTCGAGCATACGAATACCTACGATCACCAACCGAACCCCTAAAACCTCATTGGCCTATAAATTCCGACAAGCCGTAGCGAGTCGAATCGAGGTCCTTGTAGTACCGACAACACTTGATAAATGCGTAAAGATTCTCAGTAACATCGCACCCTCTTATTGGAAGCGCAGTGTTCCAACAGGTAGTGCTAGTGGTCACGAGAATCCCAAAGGCAGTATCTCAGCTGCCGATGTATGGTACGCCATTAATGAGAAGGTGTATAAAAGAATGGAACGTGCGTATGCAACTCTTCGCGATGCATTAAGAATAGCCGGCGCTAAAGATCGCGCCCATGCGAACGACCCACAATGTTTATCCATTGTGAGGAGCATACGTCGATTCGTACGAAAGCTAGCCCATACTGCTATATATCATGGGCTAGATGGTCTTAGTCGTACAATCTCAGCTTTTGGAAAAGAAGCCGAGAAGGTTTGCTTGCGAGAAATAAAATCGGTGCAGTGCTCTGCTCTGCTCAGAAGTTACGGTCTAAATATACTACTAAAAGATTGTAACATCACAGAGCTGTGGACATTTGCAGATATAAAACGAGCTCTTCCTGCACCACCCGCTAACGCAAAGATCGTCCGGACAGCATTGAGTTCGACGGTCAAACAATTAACGTCAAAAGCGAACTCGCAACCCAATGTAGACGATATCCGACATTTCACGAGGCGATCGATATTAGCGGCACTGGAGACCAATCCAGGCCTGCTAGATCTCCCGTTTCGTCTACAGAGCAATAACGCAGCCACACTGGAACTTAGTCGACGAGATGGAGGAGGTTTCGAATATATGAGACAAATCCTTCGAAACTCCATCATCAATCAACAAGTATATAAAGGACCGCTTCCAGTCAATACGCAGACCGCACCAGAACGTCGACGCCTTCGTCGATACCAAGAGCCTTGGTCTGTCGAAACCGACAGAACATATAATGAAGGCCAGGTATTAACCTCTGGTTACAAATATCGTACAAAATTTACGTATCGAGAGAAAGCATATCCTCCTGCCATGGGTGGCTTGGACAAGCAGTTGTATCCCTTTCAAGGGAAACAAATAGGATTCCGTGATTGGGCAGAGTGTTGCCGTAACGAGTATACTCGTGTACGGATGACACTTATGCAGTTAAAGTATAACAACACTATCCACAGAATCCCCAACATCAAGTTGACTGCTGTACCATCCAAAGGATGGAAATGCCGTATTGCTTCTGTGACGAACGCAGGGATAACAAATATGCTCGCCCCGCTACACGACCAGATGCTTCGCATCCTACGTACAGTTCCACACTTTAAAGGTGCATTTAATGCCAGACCAGATCAGGTGGCAAAAGTACTATCAGAAAACACAAAGAATGGATTCTTAATAGCCAGTGATCTTAAAGACGCTACCAATAACATTGATCCTATCGCATCAGCGGCAGCAGTCAATGGAATGGCAGATGCACTCAATTGGTCTCCCGAACAGAGACGCGCAGCCCTAGAGAGCGTAGGCCCATGCTTGTTAAAATACAAAAATCTATCTGGCCAGGATAAAAGGAAAATATCGTCAAGAGGAACCCAAATGGGGCTCCCATTATCCTTCTCCGTTCTCTGTATGCTCCACTGGTACGCATGCCATAAAGTAACAGGAAATGATCCAGAGTTACAAGGTTACGTCATCTATGGTGATGACTTTGCGGCAAAATGGCCGAAGTCGATATTAACCAAATACACCAAAGAGATGGAAAACCTTGGCTTCATCGTAAGTAGAGCAAAATCCTCCGTATCGCGCTATGCTGTCACGTTCTGTGGCGAGCTATACAAACTTAAACGAAACTTTAAATACCTACCGAAGATTCAGATTCAACATGCATTAAGTGAATACTTAAAGGAGAATCCACACATCTCGGAGGCAAGTATAGCCGCTGCAACGTTCAAACATGCTGTTGTCAAGCATATACGCCGTCCAAAACTATCAGCTTTGTTTATGAACGGCTCGGATAAAACTGATCCTTCACAGCTTGTACACCCTGTCTTTAAATTTGCTGACTTATATAAGTTAGAATTCGACAAGGCACCAACAGACATGAAACGGCGAATTGTTGCCGTTATGCATAGGCGAACATGGCGAGAGATTAGGCTTTTGCGCAAGTTCGGGATTCCATTATCATGGCCCAAGGAGCTAGGCGGTGCCGGCGCACCAGGGCGGGATCGAGTACCAACTAAACATAGACAAATAGCAGGGTACCTCGCCTCTATTAGTTCAGAAAAAGATAGACTAGCAGCCCTTGGGTATCTTAAGAGTCTTTGGCGGGTGAAGGCTAGAGATCCGTCCTCCTGTGAGGTTTCGAGTTACATACATCAACTAACAAGTGAACTCCCCACGGTCGAAGGTCACGGTGTAGAGCGCGGTGAACTAACCGCTTATCTGGAAGGACTTACGCTTTCTCAGCGCAGGCTCCTTGATAACGGTAGTATCCTAAATTTATCACCCTACAAGCCTTACAAATACCCGACCAAGCAGATACTTAAGAATATTGCCATGATAACAGTATTATGGAAACACCTGAGAAATCCGATGCATATTGCCAAAGCAAGAAAGCTTGCTGCAAGCTTTGACGCATCGAAAGTCTCCGCAAAACGTGCCTTTTACTTGGCGGCACGTAAGCGTCTCCCCCCAGTGGACTGGTTTGGTAAACCTGTATACACCAGGGTTGAAGATGAACCTCTTCCACGGTTTCTATCAAAGGAAATCCGTAGAATGAGTGAACAGG